CATGGTAATGGCTGCAAGTGATATTAACGACCCAGCGGCCTTATTTTACGCTGCTGCTAAGCGCATGCCTGATGAATTGGCTAAGATTGCAGAGATTAAAAGCCCGTACGCCCAAGCAGCTGCTATTGGCAGATTAGACGAAAAACTAAGGAAAGCATCAGTGAAAGTAAGCAGCGCACCTAAGCCGATTAGCCCTACGAAAACTGATACAACGACAGCATTTCAGCCTAAGCAGACATCTGGCAACGAGCTCGATGATTTGCTCCTGGCTGATAAAAAGAGTCGCTTAGCTAGTATTTCCTCTCGTAGACGTTAAGTCTGATAGTTCTTAAGATAAGAAATCGCGGCCTCTAATCTTTCAATGGAATCATTCATTGATCCTAGCGAAACATTGCATTTATGGCATAAGAGGCCGCGAATCATTCCTGTATTATGGCAATGATCTACTGCTAATTTTTTTGGGCCATCCTTATTATTAGACTTCATTGATTCAGGATTATTGCAAATAGCGCAAACATTATTTTGCTTTTGAAGCATTTCTTCATAAGATTTCTTAGGAAGCTTTATCTTTCCATTCCAGACGAAAATATCTTTTTTATACTCATTTCTTTTTTTATGGCCATGAACCGCAACAAAGCTATCTTCACATCTTTTCAGGCAGTACTTACAAGAAACCCAAAGCTTATCTTTGTATCTGTATTTAATTTCATCTATGTTTAGAGGCCCATGCGTCTTGCATATCTTTATTATTCCTTCTGGAAGATCTTTGGGGGGTATTTCATAAGTTTTGTACTTACTCTTTCTTGATCGGTGAAGTTGGCAAATACGTCTATTTTGTTTTTTATCTCTCGGCCTGTCACATCCAGGAATAATACAAATTTCATCTGAGCAACTAGAATATTCATTAGACATAAAGACCTCTCTATAGAAAAGAAGATTAATTTGGCTTAATATTGAGACTGATGTGTATTTCCAGTCTCAATCACCATCAATTGAGCATGTACTTAAGCGTGTAATTTATTGTCTTCCGCTGGACAGATAGGAATGAAGATTGATTTTTCAGTCTTTGTAGTTATTTGTTTATCAGAAGGTAATATACCATGGCACTCAATACGTTCCAAGTGACGCAATATGTCTTAAATGACGTTTTTATTAGATTCTGGAACTCATTATCATTTGCTCGTGTTTCCAATAGAAACCTCGAAGGCGATTTTAAAAATCTCAAATACGCTACAGGTCAGACAGTCAACTATCGCCTGGAAGAAAGATATCTAGGTGGTGAAGGCGCGACAGCAGTTGAAGAAGCTCGTATTCAGATAATCAGACCTCTCACCATTGAAAAGCAATTTCACGTTATGTTGGGTTACAACACTTTCGAATTAACTTTCGATCGCGCACGTGACGAACCATATCTTGAAATGTGCAACGCTCCTCGCGCCAAAACACTTGGTAACAAAGTTGAGAAGTTCATCTGTTCAACCAAGTTTCAATTGCAAACCTATCAAGCAGTTGGCACACCTGGCGTAGCTATTGACCAATCAACCATCTTTGACGCTGACGCTTACATGACTGAACTTGCTATCCCTGAAGATGGCAAACGTTATGCTGCTATTTCACCGCGTACCGCATCAAGCTTGAACAACTCATTGTTTAATGCGTTCAACATGACTGTCAACACGGGCGCGCTAATCGATGGATTTATCGGCCATTTAAGTGGTTTTGACTTCTTCAAAACTAACTTTTTGGTACGCCAAGTTGCAGGCGCAGGTGAAACAGGCGCAGGCGCTCCCGCGGGTTATCAACTCGCTGGAACTATCACCAATGGTCCTATTGCGGCTGGTAATGGCAATTTAACAGGTATCGGCACAACTACTTTTGCTGTAACAGGCTTGATTGCTTCACAAGCAATTGCATTCAACGTTGGTGACATCGTTACTATCGCAGCGGCTTCTAATGTGTTCATGGTTAATCCTTTAACCTACCAACCATTAACAACCACAGCACAATTTGTTGTAACCGCGGTAGCAGCATCTAGTGCCGGTGGCACTGCAACTGTAACTGTTAGCCCAAGCGTTGTAACAACCGGCGCTGAGCAAAATATCTCTGCCGCTATCCCTAACGGTGCGCAGTTATATATGGCTCAATCACATAACGTTTCCTTGATGTTTCATACTCAGGCAATCGTGTTTGCAGCGCCTCCAATTAAAGAACTCAAAGGCGGCGTGGAAGCGGTTACCTCTTACTCAGACCTCTACAAGTTGGCATTAACTGCAACTTTAGGCGCTGATATTCGTAACTACCAACAATTAGATCGTGTTGACGTTCTTGCGGGTTGCACAATCAACCCTGAGTTCGCTGTAAGAATGATGTCTTAAAACGCTCTCAACGTTTCTCCCGCATGGTACGCAACGTGCGGGAGTTTTTTAAACTAAGGAGCACTTATGACCGGCGAACACGTAATATATCAAGGTCGAACTATTCCTAAAGATGGCTTTAGAGCTTTCATCTATGGTTTTGGTGGCGTTCAAAAACTTGTTGAATCATGGGAAGAATATGAAAAAAATATCTCTTCGGGCTCGTGGTTTTCGACAAAGAATGCAGTTCCGACTAAAAAGCCTTATGAAAAAGGCAATAAATAATGACCACCATTAAGCAATTCCTTGACGATAGTTATCGACTGATAAACCCTAGCAATCCTACACAACCATTGCACGGGAATGATTTATCTTTTGGATTGAGAAGACTCAACGACTTGCTAACATCGTATGCCGCTGATGGCCTTATGATGACGATTGCGTCAACGCAAACCGTAGCGCTAACAGTCGGCCAAGAATTTGTAACTGCAGGCCCTCCCCCACCCGTTACGGTGCCGCCTACGCCTCCTTTGTATGATATCAGCATAGGACGCATGGCAAATTGGGAAAGTGCATGGTTAAACTTAATGGGCGTGGATTATCCGCTAGTATTCAAGACGCAAGACCAGTGGCATTCGGCATTTAAATACCAACCATTGTCTGGTTTGCCAAGATTTATTATTCCTTTTCCTGATGTGCAAAGCGTTTCATTTAGAATATATCCATCACCCAGCCAGTTCTTTCAGTTTTTCATTAGGGGAAAATTTCAATTGCCTCCTTATATGTCCACCGATGACACGATGCTGACATTGCCAGGCTATTACAATCGATACTTCCTATTTGCCGTAGCTAAAGACTTAGCCATGTTTAAAGGCAGGATGGCAGCCTGGACGCCAATGTTAGAAGATGAATTGATGAAGGCCGTTAAGATTATACAGGCTAATTCTGAGGTAGATTTAGCTATTGTTGGCGATGAAGAGAGTTTGTTGAATGGCTCATGGCGAGTGAGGGCTGGCGTGTGAGTCAATTAACTTATACCATAAATGGCCGCATAGATTTAGACGCAAGTCGGTGTGGTGTTATAATTTCTCTTTTTAAAATGAAAGAGGAAACGATGGTTAAGTTAATAGATATATCATCTGGTGAGATCAATGGTTTTAAAATAATAAAAGATTATGGTCGTTCAAACAAAAGAAGGCAGGTTGATGTTATTTGCAAGGGATGCCTAAAAGAATTTAAAACCGATATATCGGATCTTAGAAGAAAGAAAAGCTGCGGATGTCTTCCTTCATCACATCATTATTCTTTGCCAAGCGAAATCAACGGATTTAAGATTTTGAAAGATCTTGGAAGAGAGAAAGGAAAAACAAGAAAAGCCTTGGTTATATGCAAAGAGTGCAACCAAGAAAAAATAATGGATGCTTATTATTTAAAAAATAGAAAGCATTGCGGGTGTTTGCGCCCGGAAGAAATGGAATGCTCTTACAGAAGATCTCATCCTAGATTAGTTCAAATTTTCAAATGCATGAGAGCGCGTTGTTATTATAAAAAAGATAATAATTTCCATAATTATGGCGAAAAAGGAATTAAAATTTGTAATGAATGGCTTGAAAAGCCTGATTTATTTTGCGAATGGTCTCTAAAAAATGGATACAATGATAATTTATCCATTGATCGCATAGATAATAATAAAAACTATGAACCAAATAACTGCAAATGGTCAGATTCCAAAGATCAAGCCAGAAATAGAAAAGGAATTAAATTATCAATGGACAAGGCGAGATCGATTAGAAGAGAATCTTTAACCGAATCTATTGAGGATCTGGCCGTTAAATATAATGTTGCTATCGGAACAATTAAGCATGTTCTGGCAAAAACTCGGTGGGCAGAATAATGGCATTCAAAGAATTTCCACCTACAGAGTTACTTCCAATCTTCTGCTTTTTTGACAGACAGCGATTTATTTCTGCGGGTTCAATGGACTGCGCTAATTGGTATTCTATCTCCATGCCTGATGGCAAGAATGGCCAAGCTCTCTACCCTTGCATGGGAAGACAACATATAACTGATGGCTTTGGTCAAAACAAACTCATATTCAATACCGAGCCATCCAAAGTATTTAAATCTGTAAATTTCATTTATGTTATAGATGGCACAAGTGTTATTCAAATTGACCAATTTTTGAATCAAATTTTTGTTGGCAGTATTCCACTTGGTTCAACTTGCTGGTTTGCTTATCTTCCTGTGGGAAATGTGACCTATGTCGGCCTAACGACCGGCACAAGTATGTTTATCATTACTGAGAGCGCGGGGCCTGTGACATTTGTGAAAGTGACAGACTCTAATTTGCCCGTTAATCCTTTGTATATAGCCACATTTGGTAATAGTTTCGTCGTTAGTAGCGCTAACACTCCTAATTATGGTGTTTCAGCGGTGAATCTTGGCGGTGTTCCATTAAATCCTGCAACTTGTTTCACGGAAAATGGTGCTCCTATATTCAATAGGGCGTCAGGCGTTATAGGGCAAATGGGTGTATTACATAACCAGCTTTATATTTTCTGTGATTTTACGACAGATATCTGGTCCAATATTCCAACACAGATAACGTCAGGCGGCGTAACCAGAGATTTTCCATTTAAACTAAGCTCTTCTTATAATTGGGATTACGGGATTGCAGATCCATTATCATTAAGCATTGATTTTGGCATGATGACTTGGCTTGCCAAGAATTCTACGGGATTGCGCACATTTATGACTTCAAATGGTCAGCAACCTACGCCGATATCAACACAGGCTATTAATGTTTTATTACAAAATTCCAGTGATACCATTGATGGGGTTAGCCCCTTCATTTCTGGGCCGGTTAATGGCTTCTTAT